ATCTTTACATCCTGTTTGGCAGAGTTTAGTTCTGCTTCGTAGTGTGCTACGAAATCGGGTAGTCTACTGATATCGTTACTGACTATTGTTAACCAATTTGCCATTTAGTCCCATTCTTCGTCTTGGTATTCGTCTTCTTCGTAATCTTCGTATTCTTCTTCTTGGAAGTGTTCGTCTGCATAATCTTTCAGAGCCTTAGTAATATCTTTATCTCTAAACTCATCCTTGATAGCATCAATTTCAAAGTTATTTTCAATAAGATATGTAACTAAAGAGTCTGCCGCTTCACGGCGGTCATTAAAATCAATATGCTCTCTTAAAACTTCCCAGACTTCGCTTACTGAACTTAGATTCATCACTGTGATCCTATCTTTGTCTTAATTTGATTAACTAATTCTTTTCCTAAGTCAGTATAAAACTGATCCTCAGAAATTCCGATAGGTAGTTGTGTCGCCAAGTCTATAGCTAGTTGCCCTGTAAACTGCACCTTAGGTCCAAATGTTTGGTCATCAGATACAATCTCTGCTGTTGTGATAATCATTCTGTAGTGTCTCCTTCATCAGTGGTTTCTACAGTATTACTTATCTCAGCTTTATCATTTCTTAATGGGAAGTCTTTCATCACAGTATCCAAACAACCATCTGTGTTTGCTTCCCATGCTTTACGGAACTTCTTAATTACTTCACCGTCAACAGTAGTGTATACTAAGCTGTTACCCTCTTTCTTTAAGAGTTCTTGCTTTTCAATCATGTCAACTAGACCACTGTATGGGCTCATACCTGTCTTGTAAGGAATCTTCACTTGCACACCCTCGAAAGGTTTTGCATAGCGAGTTTTCATAATCTTACAACCAGCACGAATACCGTTTACTTCTGTAACCTTGTTGCCATCTTCATCTTCTTTCAACTTCATCTTTTTCATCGCAACAACGATTGACGATGCGTAAATGAAACCTTGACCACCAGAGATTTTGTCATCAGGGTCAAACATATCTTGTGAGGCATAAGTGTGATTAGTTGCCACTAAGCCGATGCCTAGACTACCGAACATGTTAACACAGTTACGAACAAGTGCTGTAAGTGCTTTAGGCTTGCGACCCATATCACCTTTCAAGTCACCTGCATCAAACTGATTAACGTCAGTTGGTGTCAACAACATACCCAATGAATCGATGATGAACAGAACTTTAGGTCTGTCTTCGACGGGCAATGCTTTGTAATCAGTAACAAACTTACTGATTGTCTTGGCTACGTCATCAATCATAGCCATGTTTAATTTTAATAATTTTGATTCATCAGTATCAACACCGAGATTATGCAACCAATCTTCGTCCAGAGCATTCTCCGAGTCGATGAGGATAACAAATATCCCTTGTTCTTGTGCGTGTTTGACAAGGTTACCTGAACAAATGTAACTCTTGCCCGCACCGCTTTCTCCAGCGAATACAGTAACTTTACCAAGAGGTACACCTTTATTAAAGTCACCACTGATAAGATAGTTAAGTGCGTAATTACCTGTGCTGATCCAATCAGTAGGGTCATTGAATCCAACGCTTAATCCTTCAATACTTTTTGTAATGTCCTTGCGGAACTTGCTAATGTCAAATGGTTTTCCCAATTTGTTCTCCAATCTTAAATTCTTTGTCTAATAGTTCAGGACATTTTTGTGTCAATAACTCAATCTCGTAATCTTGAGGGAAATGACGCAATGCATGTCTTGCTCGGTCACGAACTATGCTCGGGACCCTAGGTGTTTTGCCAGGGTCACATAGTTCTTCCAAGAGCTTTTTACCTGCCTTAAGGGCGCGGTATCTTTCGTCTGGTAGTGTCATGTGTACTCCTTAAAGGGGACCGAAGTCCCCATTACCTATTAGGCTTTGTTTTGACGAGCACGAATCATTGCTAGAATGTCTTGTGCTTTTTCACTACTTGCTGATGTTGTTGGGACTTGAACTGGTTGACTTGCTTGAGCAGGTTCATCATCACCATCCCACGGTTCTTTAGCTTCTGCTACGGGTGCTGTTGCGGGTGCTTGTGCTACTGGAGCTGAAGCTGGTGTTGAATCCGCGGTTGAACCTGCTGAAGGAATATCTAAACCATAAGGCTTGTAGTATTGACCCCAACGGTCTGGGTCATATGCTTGACCATCAACTGATGCTTCAAACATTTCTTTGATGATGCGTAGTTCTGCTTCAGTTGGTTGCTTCGGTAAGAAGTCACGCAAGTTAAACAAACCATGTGCATTAATTGCTTCTAGTTCAGCCTCTGTCAATGGGCTTTCACGGCGTGCCCATGAACTAGTTGAATAGTCGGCATAGCCACCTTTAGAAGTTTTCTTGATGTTGAAATCTAGACCACGCATGTAATCAGTTGGCATTTCAAGGATTTCAGGATCCATGATACCACCTTTGATGATTGGGAAGATTTGTGATGTGATAGCAAAGCGGCGAATTGGGTTCGCTGGTACCTTGTCATCACCTAGTGGGTTTTGACGAACAAAACCTTGGAAGATGTATGAACGCTTCTTCCAATACTTGTTTGCCATTTCTTTCAATGACTCGTCTTTATACCAAGGACGAACTTCTGCTAACACTGGGCAAGAGTTTGGTACATACATATCGTTACAAGGAACTTGAACGATAACTTGCTTAACGTTAGGTTGACCCTTGACGCCATTGAATGGCAATTTGATAATATTCTTTTCGACCCAGAAGAATTCATTTTTAGAATCACCGTCTGGCAAGAAACGTACGGTAGCTGTTGTACCTTCGTCAATGTTCCAGTGGGGGTAGATAGAGTTATCTGATTGGGCGTTGCCTGTGTTGCCCTTAGACTTGTTTTCTTGTGCTGCCAAACGAGCACGAATTTCTGCTAATGATGCCATAATATATTTCCTTATAAAATTTTGAGATGGTCTCTGTTGTAATAGTCGCCACTACCTATTAGTGACTAACGCAAACTATAGTTTAGCAAATCTATTTGCTTGCGTCAATAGTATTTATGCCTGTTATGGTAAAATAGAAATTTATTTACCCCAATTTACATAATTCTAACCCACTTAGTATCTCACCATCCATTAACATCTGGAATGGATGCTTCCCCCAGAATTCATTTTGAATCCAGCATCTGTTTTCTTTATCGAAATCAAACCAAGGACTGAACCCCAACACAAAGTTAATTCGGTCAACGGTTGTCTCTCCTTGGTGATAAACTCTATGACCCATGCCAGTATCCCATGAATAGGCTTTGCCGAGTTCTAGGTGGTAAGGTTTCTCACCTATCATTTGGAACAAGTAGTTTGATTCTGTTGTTATAGGAATATTGATCCTGAGGTTAAGGAAAATGTCTTCATCACGATGCCATGAAAGGGTGTCAAAGACTGGGTTCTGTTTACCGGCAGTTATCACACCTAACCTACTTCGTATCATTGTTCTCTTGCATCTGGAGTCTAAAAATTCTTTGACATAACCATAGTTATATAACCTAGTTTTTTCAGTAAACCCATATGTGTCCAAGTAACTATTCTTTGTGTTCTTAACATTTACTGTATTGTAATCATAAAATTGAGTAATTTTATTTTGTGGAGTGCCTAACGTTCCCCCATCTTTATCAATATTATCTTGGTGTTCTGGATTGTACACAAAACTCAATCCACCATACTTATTATTCATTTTACCCAAGTCGCTACTCGCCCAGGCTCTAAACCCGATTTCATCTAATGCTTTTTTAGTGTCGGCTACTAACTTGTCTTGGTCGTAGTCTTTGATAAACATTTCTATCTTATTTGCGGGAATATCTTTTTTAATCTGTTCCCATTTTTCTTTACTGTTAGTATTAAACAGAATGTGTCTATCAACTGGAATGTCTTTTACATCATCTAAATAAATTTTAATAGTCATCACGTATTTAAACAAAAACCTCACATCAGTGAGGTTTTGTTGTTATTTTATTAACTGCTTGATTCTTTCTAGTTCACGCATTGTACTTTCGGATAAATCATCTTGTACTGCGTATTCTAGTTCGTCTAATCCAATAAGACCTGATTCTACATCTCTAATCATTTCATCCTTGTTAGCAGAAGGTTCGACTTTACTAATATACAAGTCAATCAATTCCAATGTTTCAGGTGGTAATGTGCTTGAGGAAACTTTTGTTTTTACTTGAGCGTTTGCTTTCTGTCCTACACGCTTTACCATATCTTGGTATTCGTCATCGTAGTCTGCTTCAACATTTTTATCAAACAATGTGTTGTTCTCGTCCAAATCATCTTCTTGTAATTGTGATCCGATTAGGTCTGATGCCCATTCTTCGAGTTCGGCAACTTCTGTCATCTTAACATCTTCACCGATGTTCTTTTTAAGTTTACCTAAAATAGGCATGACTGATTCAATGCGAGGATCCAATGAGCTAGATTTAAACATTTCTGATAAATCTTCCGAGACTTCATCTTCCATCAATGATGGGGTCCAAGATTCAAAATAATTATTGTAGCCTTTCTTACCGGCTAACTTGTGTAATGTTTCACGTAAGTTTTGATAATGGTTAACACCTTCAGTAACTAAACGTTGCACTGATTCGTTAAACTGTTTGCTACGAGTGGCACGGACAAAGCCTGCCATCTTAGAATATTCTTCGCATAGGCTAGTAATGTGTTGACCTCTTTCGTCATAAGGTGTACCACCTTCTGCGATATGTCTTGCATAAACTCTTGCTAATCCTGGCTTAGTTGTAGGAGCTAGGAATCTTTCACCTTGTGCATTTTCAATGAAGATTTTAGCAACGTTGCGATATCGTTGTTCACCTTCTTCTATGGGTCTGTTATGTTGGATGATAATCTTACATTCAGGAATGTTATCGCTATAACTCTTAGACTTACCCATTGGGTAATAACCTTCATCTAGTTTTTTAGTGTGTGCTCGTTTAGCCATATCGTATTTTAACCTATCCATATATCTTGTATCAAAACTTAATTGGTTGTTGTGTGCGAATAGTGACAATTTCTTCAACAACTGGTGCCAAGATTCTGAATCAGTGTCTCCTGATTTTGGACTGTTTTCTACATCTTTACCGTAGTAGACAATCAATTGGCGCAAACCGTCAATCGTCAATGTTACTTTACCGTAATCTACATCATCTTTGACGAAATTGAATTGAAAAACTTCTGCTTCTTCTGGGACTGGCATTTCTTTACCAGAACTGTCATATAAGACAGGGTCATATCCTCTACTTTGCAAGAAAGCGAATAAGCTGTTGTTTAGTGAATCTTGATTTTTTGGCATGTTTTGATAATCCGAATAATGTATTTATCACCCTAGGATCGCAAAGAAGGGTAAGGGAAGCACAATATCCTCATGGTCTCTAATCTGTTCTTCTAGACTATAATGATAGTCTCCTAAATCCTGAATCATTCGTGTAGTTAATAATACTGCTGCCACTAAGTCGTCAGTTTCACCGATTTTGGCAGCAAAACTGTCTTTACTCGCAATGTAATTCTTTAATTCAGAAATCAAACTGTGACTATGAATCTTCATCCTCTTTGATTCTAATAGATGCTTAAACTTTGTACACGCAGCCATCTTAGTTTTGTGTGTTGTTGTAAAACCCTTGCGCTTCTTACCGGGCTCTGAAAGAAAGATACCCGGTATGTTTGCTTCTCCGTATTCAGCTAATGAAATCAAAGCACCCTCACCCACAGTATTGTTCTCAACTGAATAATAAATGTTGTTGGGTTCGTTTGTACATTCACTAATGTACTTGCAGATTCCTGCTAAAAGTTTAATTTGCTCAGGGATAGTAGTTTTGTTGTGCTTCCACTCACCAACTTGAGTGGTTGAGTTTGCTTCAAAAATTTGAATGGCTGCATAGTCTCCACCTGTACCAATAGCAGGATCTAATGCAACTGTATAAATCTTATCTTTCTCTGGTTTCTTGTACCATCGAATCTGACCTTGACGATGTGTAGGTTCACTGCCTTCTAAATCAATCAGTGTGTTGGGATTGATTAGAGTTTCGTCAGCAATAATGAACTCACAACCAATCTCTCGGCGGAATCTATCCTCACCTAATTGAGCCTTCATTTTAGCAGCCCATTCTTCGTCACGTTCTGGATGTTCTTGCCAGTGAGCACGATATGCTTTAAAGCCGTTCACACCCACGTCAGTTTTATTACCAAACTCATCTTCGCATTTGTTGGCACCCTTCCAGATAAGAGCGAACTGGTCTTCGTCTGAGTTAGGAGTACTTGTGATAATCGCTTTACCACCTGTCGCTAGAGTAGGTGTAATAGCAGTCCAGAATTCTGTAGCGATACTTGGCCGAACGAATGCAAATTCGTCTAGGTATAACAATGTAATAGACATACCACGACCAGTGTTTTCAGTAGTTGTCGCTGAAACGATACGTGATCCATTCTCAAAGTCTAACGAGCCTTTGTTGTATGTTGTTACACCTGCTTTAATGTGGTCAGGACAGTTTTCGTATGCGTAGCGAACACGTTGCATAATTTCTTGTGCACCTGTGTATTTGTGTGCCGCAATAAGAATAGTTGAATCAGGTACAAACATAGCATACCACAATAGATAACCGGCAGCACTTGTTGACTTACCTGTTTGTCGTGGCATCAATGAGATACTATAACGATTCTGATGGTAGTTCTCAATCAATCGTTTCTGATATTCCCATGGATGATAATTCATACTACCCTTTGTAGGGTGTTGAATCATAAAGAAATTGTCCATGAAGTACATTGGACCCGTGTCAGGATCACAACACTTGATAAAGTCATCTAACTCTTTATCGTCTTTGAACTTTGTCTTGACATATGGAGTTTTTACTAAGGTAGGTGTATTTGCCATAACAATATTTAGTTAGGAATGTTAGTCGTTATACCAAACAATAGCTGAACTGACTTTTTGTATTGCCGCAGTAGACAATATAGCTATGGTTGCTTGACTGCCAGGTGGAATAACTACACGATATTGGCTTAGGTCATATTGAGTAACTGATCCTGTATTACCGACTACAAAAGTAACTATTGGAAAGTATGCACCCTGTGTGATAGTTCCGTTAGTGTAACTGACTGTTACCGTCTGGGAGTCTTGTGTAGTGTAATTGTCTACACCTGTTGCTAGTGCAACAATGGGTTCAACAAAAACATAAATTTGACTAGGGTCATTACATTGTGTCGCTACAGTGATATCATCTAGTAATAATTCTTTTGTGTTTATTGTTCCGTTGTACGTGTATGGGTTTTGAATTGAAAGTATTTGATGCAATAAGTTTTGAGTTAATGATGTAGCAGTTGTAGTTGCTGACCCTGTATAACAATTACGATTGGTAATGCCCTCAAGACCCATCATCATATCAGCAACTTTAACTGTCACTGCACTTGACCCGCCTTGATTCAGTGCCAACATACCTATCTTAAACGCAGGGTTAATCAACTCTAATGTATCTTCATCTGTTTGTAAGTGTTGGTATACTAATTCAAACTGACCAGTGCTTGGATTCAATATAAAGAAGTTGACACCTGCCCAACTGTACTTCATTTCAAACTGATTGTACTTTGACGAATCAAACCATACAGGTAAGTTAAAGTCTGTACCATCGTACCACCATTCATTAGTTGCCGCAACACCAGCCTGTACTTCTGCAATTGAACCACTGAACGTTCCACTGCCACTAACACTAAATGAACCGTTTAATGCACCTACTGCATTATACAATAGCTCAACTGTGTTATCTCGTTGATTAGCTAACCATAATCCGCCAAAAGCTGATTGTGAAATCTGTTGTGCTACTTGACCGGTTGTTAAACCTGCGCTGATTGCAATCACATAAGCAACACCGTTAAGTGTCACCGTCACATTTTGAGCGCCTGAATATGAATTTACAGTGATTCTGTATATAGGCGCTCTACCACTGTGCGTATGTAAAAATCCAAAGGTAGTGTTGTTATATCCAAACCAATAGGCATTTTCTTGATTGTTCATTCCCAATCGCTGGCTAGTATTAGCAGTCGGGGTGTCAAACTTACCATACCAACGAGCAATTAAACTTTGACCAGGCTTGTATGTATTGAAACGTTTACTGCGTATTAGTCCATAACTGCCTAGTGTTGATGTAGATGATACTTGATAGCAACTACCGCTAGTGGTTGTATTGCCGCCGCCTGCTGTATATGTTTGAACATCTTTGTTATAGATACCGTAACGGCCATCTATTTGTACTACGGGTGTAATAGGAACCGCATAGGGTTCACCAAAGTAATCACCAACTGACAACGCAGGAACTGTTGTTACTGTGCCTGTTATACCCACGTTACCTGCAACTTGCCATGGGTCAGTTCCTTGGGTAACACTAGCATTAATGTTTCCTGATGTTACAACTACATTACCACTTACGTTAGAATTGATGTTTCCAGAAGTAATGACTACATTACCACTTACGTTAGCGTTAACATTTCCACCAACTACCCAAGGGTCAGTACCTTGATGTACGGTAACATTACCTGAATCAATAGTTACATCACTAACAAGAATATCACCTGCATTTAATGTGATACCATGAACATGCGTACGGAGCTCTGGCTCACCGTCGCCGTTATATTGCAATGCTTTATGTAGGTTTAAAAGATTAGGTTCATCTGGGTG